GGCCTGACGCTCGATGAGGGCAACATGCTTCGCAAGGTGTTGACCAAGAAGGGGACTGGCAAGGGATCCGTGAAGGGCAAGCTGCACGATAAGTTTATCTCCGGCTGTCTTGCGAACAAGATTCCTCACGATTCTGCGCAGGCATTGTGGGACAAGTTTGAGTACTTCTCCGGCTATGGCTTTAACAAGTCGCACGCAGTGTCTTATAGCATCATCTCGTTCCAGTGCGCATGGCTGTGGAATTATTATCCTGCAGAGTGGATGGCTGCGTTCTTGGATAAGGAACCGGAGGCGCGCAAGGAGAAGGCAATTAACATCGCCAAGAAGTTTGGTTTTGATATTGAGCCGCTCGATGTTAATAAGTCCGGCACTGTGTGGGAGATCAGCAACGACGGAAAGACGCTCATTCAGCCGCTCACCTCTATTAAGGGGTTAGGAAACGCGGCAATCGAACAAGTGCTCGATAATCGCCCGTTTATGAACGCTGAAGACCTTTTGTTCCGAGAAGGGGTATCCTATAGCAAGCTCAACAAAAAGGCGTTAGACGCCCTTTGTAGGGGTGGAGCGTTAGATAATATCGTAGACGATAGGTTTACGGGCCGAAAGCACTTCTGGTCGACCTGCATCGTTGAGCGACCAAAGAATCTCAAGAAGTTTAATGAAAATCTGGAACTATACCGACCCGAGGGAGATTTTACAGAAGAGGAGATTATTCAGTTTAAGAGCGATCTCACAGGCATGTTCCCGATGAATCTAGTTATTAGTCCGGAGACCATTGAGAAGCTTCAAGAGAAGTTTGTTCCGCCGATTTCTGAGTTTGATGTGGAATTGCAATTATGCTGGTTTATTCCTCGTAAAATCATTCCCAAGAAGACCAAGAACGGCAAACTATATTGGATTGTAGAGGTCATTGACTCGAATAACGAACTAACTAAGATCAGATGCTGGGGAGTGAAACCAGAGAAAGATCGCATTCACTTGAACCGACCTTACATGGCCAATTTAAAGTATGATCCAAACTGGGGGTTTAGCACCTACGCTATCGGCAGAACATTTAGACAACTAGGATAGCTTATGAACGTTATAAAATACTTTAGTCCGCTCTTAAAAGAGCCAAAACTGATCGATGATTTGCCCGTGGTGATCCGCGTGCGCAAGTTTGATGAGGTATCAGCGAGAGATTTCACCACCCTGATGATGAAGGCACAGAACACAGGACAGCCGGTTGCACCGGTCATCATCGACAGCTACGGCGGTCAAGTATATAGCTTGATGTCGATGGTATCAGATATAAGACACTCCAGGATCCCTGTGGCCACAATTGTGCAAGGAAAGGCAATGTCTTGTGGAGCATTGCTGTTTAGCTTCGGCACGGAAGGTTATCGCTATATGGATCCCGATGCCACTCTCATGATTCACGATGTGAGTTCTATGAGTTGGGGCAAGGTTGAAGAGATTAAGGCGTCCGCGGAGGAAACCTCACGCCTCAACAAGAAGGTCTATCAAATGATGGCCAAGAATTGTGGCAAGCGCAAGAATTATTTCCTTGATATCATCCACGAAAAGGGACACGCTGACTGGTTTCTGGAACCTAGCGAAGCCAAAAAGCACAACTTGGCCAACCACCTACGGGTGCCCACCCTAAAGATAGATGCAGGCGTAAAATTTAAATTTAGATAGGAGCTACCTTCACTAGTTAACCCTGGAGGGTTGATTGTGGGAGTTAGCACCAAGCTACTCTGGAAGCGTTATTTAAATAAGTTGCGGCATGAGGACGAAACTGAAAAAGACGTAGTGATAATGAGATTCATGTCTCAGTTGTTTGGTCCTGAAATTTTTTCGACAATAGGTGTTGACAATCGATCCATACGTTGTTATACTAATAGAGTAATAAAAGCCAACACCACCGGAGGTACAATGGCCACAACATACAGCGAGAAGAAACAATACGTTAAGGAGTATATCCGCTCCCTCAAGGCAATTGAGGACTGCATCGAACCCTATCAAGAGCAAAAGCGCGAACTGCGCTCCGAATTTCGAGAGAACGGATGGCTCAATACGGATGAGATCCGCGCGGCAGTGAAGGCGTATCGTCTTTACAAGCAGAAGTATAATATTGATGAAGTTGTTGAGAATTTCACCATTATTACCGGCGGAACTGATGCAGCTTCTGAATAGCAAAGCGCGCAAAGCGGCAGAAATGCTGCAACAGCTACAACATCATGTCGAGTGCATCCACCAAATCAGCGAAACGCTTGACTTAGGAGACCCTTTTAGTTATAATAGAATGAGAGAGATTCAGATGGCCAACGCTCTAGGTCACACTATCGCCACCGCATACGCTGGTAAAGACGCCACGGATGAAAACGGAGAAGGCGTAGAGTATAAGAGTACGACTCAGAAAAGGATGAGTGCAACATACAACGGTATATCTAACTATAACGATTGGGGCGAACAATGGGACTACATTCTTAACGATAAGATTGGCTGCTATGAGTGGCATTATCTTGCCCGATTTGACGGACCCAATATAGTTGAGATGTGGAAGATGCATCGCGATGATGTCCTGCGTTGTTTGGAACCTAAATTGTATAAATCTTGGCAAGGGCAATTTGGGTCACGTAAAGACAAGCGCATAGGTGCAAGTCTTTCAGCCGGCCAAATCAAAAAATATGGTACAAAGGTAACTTAAAAGGAGAACAGATGCCATTAATGATCGATAAACACGACGCGAACGAACAAAAGAAGTCTTTACACTTTGTTAAGCAGATATATATAGAAACTAAGCTGGATGGCAATTTCCAAAGACATGGAGGCTTCAACACTGGCTCAGGCTGGAATCTAAAAAACGGTCTTTCGTTTTTAGAAAACTTAGTAATGGGTGCGACATACAACTGCATTATTATTATTGATGTTAGAGAAGCGCTACGCTATGCCCAAGAGAAGGACTGTGAAGACTCAATTGAATATTACCAAAATGTTCTCGACGAGGGTTACAAATATGTCAGCGTAGACGGCAATAATACAGCAAGTTTTGTAACAGCTTTTCTGGACTCTCGCGACGGTGTTGGTATTAAAATTAATGGCGCGAAGAAAAGAAAGTTGTTCAACAAATTAAGCGAAGAGGACCAAGTTAACATTCGATATACTGAGAAAATTAATGTGGTGACGCTTCGGAAGATCTTAATTGGCGAGGCATGCGATTTGTTTAGGAACGTCAACCAGCAAACAAAGCTTAATCACCAAGAGCACCGTCAAGCGCGCTGGAGTAAGCTTTCTAAGTTTGTCCGCGATATAGCTAATGGTGACAACCGCAAGATTTTTCTAAATTTTGTCTACAACAAAGAAACTGATCTTGACACACGCTCACATGAAGAGATGGTCGCTATGTTTGCTTTGAAGATCGAGAAGAATTATGCCACATATGCGCGCTGCGCAGATCTGAATTCGTTTTATGAAGATAATGATTCACTGAAATTAGCGACGGAAACCAATATAAGTAACACACTACAAGAAGTGCGGAAGATGGCAGAAAAAACAAATGAAGGGGCCCCTATCCAAAGAAAACTAACAAAGGGAACCCTTCACAACTTGTTTGATTTTGTTCTTATGGTTACTGAAGATAAAGGGTTCACAATCAAGAAGTCAGCCGATTTGTTTAGCTGGTTCTTGGAGGCGGATGCGATGTTTAGGGTCGAGGCCGGCAAGGTTACAGAAGACAACCAGAAGGCTGAGTCATACAGCTACTGGACTAAATACTCTTCAAAGAATTTCCACTTTTATCAGAGAAATCTTGCTATGTTTGAAGCTAAGTTTTTGAAAGATATTGAGAACTTAGCTTCAAAGGGCGTTGTCAAACCAAAAAGACGCGCCGGCGATACTTTTACCTGGGAACAGAAGCTTGAACTTTTTGCAAAGCAAGAGGCAATGTTACGAACTGGGGACAAGATGAATATCCTTGATTTGTATCTCGGAAAGTACGAGGCAGATCACATGGTCTCTGTTAACGATGGAGGCGAAACAACCATTGAGAACGGGGAGCTTATGACGATGATTGAAAACCGACAAAAGGGAGCCAACTCTAACGAGCCACATTTTGAGCACCAGCTATAATGATAGAACTCAAGCACCAAGAAGGATTACAGTTCCTGTCAGATATTCCAGATAACTCTGTAGATCTGATCTTAACAGATCCTCCCTACGAAATTTCACGCTCTACCGGGTTTATTGAAAGCAAGGGTGAAAACACTATAGAGAGATTTAAGATGAGCTACGAGTTTGGCGAGTGGGATGAGCGTTCCACCAATCTTACACCATTCGTGACGGAGTTTTATAGGGTTCTGCGCAAAGGAGGTGCTATGATTATGTTTTATGATCTCTGGAAGCTATCAAATCTTGCCAAGATCATGGAAGACAGCAAATTCAAACAGCTTAGGTTCTTGGAGTGGGTTAAGACCAATCCCGTTCCAGTTAATAGCAAGGTGAATTATCTGACTAATTCACGTGAGATTGCGCTGTCTGGTGTAAAGGTTAGTAAGCCCACCTTTAACAGCAAGTATGACAACGGAATTTATCGATACCCCATTTATCATGGCAAGGACAGGTTCCACCCGACACAGAAGAGCTTGCCGCTATTTGAAGAATTGATCCGCAAACATTCAAACGAAGACGATCTTGTGTTGGATTGTTTTGCGGGATCTGCCACAACTGCAATTGCAGCAAAAAACACAAATCGTAACTTTATTGGTTGCGAGATGGATGAAACGTATTATATTAAATCTATGGAGAGGATTAAAAATGGATAAACAAACACAAGTAATCATGTTCTCGTCGAAGACGGGCGAATGGTCTACCCCCCAAGATTTTTTTGACAAACTAAATTGGAGATTTGGACCCTTTGACTTAGATCCGTGCGCCGACGTTTCCAACACCAAGTGTGCTAATTTTTTCACCGAATCGGAGGATGGGCTATCCCAAGACTGGGAAGGCTTTACGGCTTTTGTCAACCCCCCTTATGGTCGAGGAATCGACAAGTGGATCAAGAAGGGGTATGACGAATCGCGAAAAAAGAACACCAAGGTGGTAATGCTCATTCCAGCCCGCACAGACACCAAGTATTGGCACCAATATGTGATGAGAGCCGACGAAGTTTATTTTGTTAAGGGGCGCCTAAAGTTTGGCGACTGCACAAACAGCGCACCATTCCCGTCAGCGGTTGTGGTCTTTGATGGAAGCAATAGGCAGCAAATATTTGGAGCAATGAATCGATGAATCGACAGCAGAAGAGGGCACTTCAACAGAAGGTCGGCAAGTCTAAGGCGGCATCCGTGGAACAGAAGATGGCTCGATTTAACCAGCTTCCAGAGATGTGCGATGTTTGTTCCGAAGCGTTTGACAAAAAGAACAAAGAGATGATACAATCCTGGCAAGTGGTCGTAACACAATCAGCAGTGAGGTTATTTTGCCCCCACTGCGTTAAAAAAACACAGGAGATAATTAATGAACATCGTTAGATTGAGCCCTGGCGCCCTTCATAAAATTTTGAGCGGGCACGTAAAAGAGCCCACCACGTGTGTGGTAAAGTTTTATGCAAATGAGTGTCCCTATTGTCACAATTTAAGAGATTATTATCAAGAAATTGCTGACGATGAGAAATATTCGGACTTATTATTTTTTGCCTTTAACGTGGGAGATTATCCCCAAATCGAAGGACAGCTTAATTTTAATGGGGTTCCCACTATATCGCTTATTAAAGCAGGGGGGGTTTCTCCAAAGGTCAAAATTTGCCCAGAACCCGAAAAGCCAAATGATCATACTTGGTACACAGCAACAGACATCAAGACATTTATAGAAAAGGAGAAATAAAATGTCACAAGATATCGTAAATGCTGCAGTTATGCTATTGCGCTCTAAAGCGATAGAATCCTATGGAGTGATTAAAGATTGCTTACGTCGCCCCTCCGAAGAGATGGTGTCAGCGCCGCCCGAAGAGCAACAGCGGCCAGCAGTGGTAACCCCTGAACAATCCCCCGCGTTACGCAGATCTTTAGAGCACAACAGCAAGAAGAATAACTCTGATGAATAATACCTTTTCATATGATGATGTGCTGTTGGTTCCTCGCTATTCAGACATTCGATCTCGTAGTGAAATTGACATCTCTTCTGATCTCGGAAAGGGGCTGCTTCTTGGCTTGCCTGTTATCGCGTCTCCAATGGATACTATTTCTGAAGTGCCAATGGCGATAGCTATGGCTAAATTTGGAGGAACGGCCGTGATCCACCGCTACAACACCATTGAAAATCAATGCCGAATGGTCCGCATGGCCAAGGATATTTCTCAGAAATCGGATCTCATTCTGGGGGCAGCTATTGGGGTATCAGATGATTTTAAGGCCCGGGCCACGGCGCTCATCGAAATGGGAGTGAATTTTTTGTGTGTGGATATCGCTCATGGCCACCACATTCTAATGAAGGAGGCGCTTGGCTACTTGAGAGCCGCTTTCGGAGATGACCTGCATTTGATGGCAGGCAATGTTGCGACTTTAGATGGAGTTAACGCGCTATCCGACTGGGGAGCAGATTCTGCACGATGCAATATAGGTGGAGGGTCTATTTGCTCCACGCGAGTTCAAACTGGCCATGGAATCCCGGGCCTTCAAACTATTGTCGAGTGTGCCAAAACAGATCGGAACATTAAGATCATTGCAGATGGCGGCATCAAGAACTCCGGCGACATTGTAAAAGCAATTGCAGCCGGCGCCGATGCAGTCATGTGCGGCTCGTTGCTGTCCGGAACGAATGAGACTCCGGGCAAGGTTATTGAAAGAAAGGACGGCTCGCGCTGGAAGACGTATCGCGGGATGGCCAGCAAGGAAGCTCAAATTGGCTGGCGCGGCAAATATTCTTCGTTTGAGGGTGTCGCCACTACGGTGCCTTATCGGGGGGGAGTTAAATATGTTCTTGGCGATCTTGAGCGGGGAATTCGTTCTGGATTTTCATATTCCGGCGCGCGCAATCTGCAAGAACTACATTCTAAGGCCGAGTTTATTTTTCAGACAGCTTTGGGGCTCTCGGAAAGCAGGGCCCACATTACCGAAAGGAAATGGTAATGGCGGAGGAGATAGATTATGGCAATTTAACGAAGCGAATCATATTTGTGGACAACGATCATCGCCACGCAAAATTGCTCGTTAAGCTAAAGTATGATGGACTGAAGCAATCAGATTTTTTTCGCCACATTGTAAGCGGATATCTCGCCAATGACACGCGCATTGATGAGTATGTAGAGGAATTAAAAACGCAGTCCCTCAAGAGAAAGAGCAAAACGCGCAAGCTCAAGCATGCGGGAAGAAGAAACGCTAGCGATCTCAACTTAAGAAAAGAAGAAATTGAAAACATTTTTGATATTCTTGAAGAGGAACATCCGGATTTATGAACAACAAAGGGTTAAAGCCATGTGCTGTGGCTTGCATAAATAAGAAAAAGGAATGTTCAAATGGAGAATGTCGACTTTGGGTTGACTACCCTATAGAACATAATTGCTGCCTCATCTCTATTCACGAAAATGGTAACATGACGTTGCGCCAAATTGGAGAAAGAATTGGGGTATCATTTGCAAGAGTTAAGCAAATCGAAACCGACGCGCTTAGGAAAATGAAGAAAAACTCGTTGCTTTCAGGTTAGTATTGGAGAATTTGAGGGAATTGCAAAATTATAAACTATTTACAGTTGAGTTCGAAATTAAGGAGAATTATAATGGCTCGTAAAACACTTTTAACCGAAGGCGAAATTCGCCAATTTATGAAACTAGCGAATCTTTTGCCAATTGGTCAAGGAAGACTTGCTGAATATGGGCTTGACGCGCCCGGCAATCGCGCAGAGGAAGACGAGCTTGATGCCGACCTTGGTCACATGGACGCCGATGTTCACGACCAGGGCGACGAGATCGGCGACCTTGAGGCCGATCTTGGCGCCGCCGACGATGAGCTAGCCGTTGATGACGCGGACGCAGAGACCGCAGAAGAACTGGTTGTTGACCTTCTCACACTCGTTCAGGACTGGGCGGCATCTCACGATGTTGCAATGGACGTGGATGCTGATGGTGGCGATGAAGAGTTGGGTCTTGATGACGAGGCCGTCGTTGATGACGAGGCCGCTATGGATATGCCGGGCGATATTGAACTAGATGCCGCTCCAGAAGACGAGTTAGCACTGGAAGAAAAGGGCGCCCCGCAGACAAAAGACGTAGATGCTCTGGTTGCCGAAGTGGCCCGCCGCGTAGCAGCGCGCCTGTCAAAAGAGAACAACCAGCAAAAAATGGCTGATGAGCTGACCGAGCGAATTTTTAAGCGCATTACCGGCTCGTAATAGTTTGACGGTTCCTTTAGATAAGATTATAATAAAAATGACCAGCGGTTATTTTCATAGGTGAGGTGTAAATGGAGCACTGGTGGGCATACTTGCTTACTTTTGTATTTGGATATATAACCTGTAAGACTTTCTACTTTTTCCGCTCGATGCGAGCTAGCTTAACAATGCTCCGCGCCGGCCGCCTAATTTACTTATCAGCGCTAATCAAAACGCTGGAGCACCTCTCTTATGCGCGTGAGATAATGTTAGAACACATGTTGTGCACCGAGAAGTCAGCTGTGCAAATTAGCTCATTTGAGTGGCGCTTTAATGAAGATACCAAGCTGCTCAAACAGCGTAGCATCGACGTTTTAATCCAATGTCACCCGTCCTTTTTTCGGCCGACGATAGAATTTCAGGATTGGGATAGTGCGCAGAGGTTTTTAAACGAACACAAAGACGCCGCATTACAATTTTGGGATAAGCCCATATGATCAAAAAGATTCGTGAAATCGTTAAGTCGATATTAGAAGAAAAAACACAGAAAGACAAGATCATCATCGTAGATCCCGCGTCTCTTATGTCCGGCGATACCATGGTGTATGATGGCCCCACATTGATAGGCTTGTTTTGTGAAGTGGTTGATGAAAAGGTGGCGGAGCTTGTACACGCGCTGTTAACTTTGAATGAGGCGAACACCGCACTCGAACCCGACAAAAGAAAGCCAATTGAGTTTTATATTTCGACGTATGGCGGGAATGCTGATGATATGTTTTCTCTTTATGATG